CAGAAAACCGGGTACCCCATCGGCTGAACGACCGAAGGAGACCCGATGAAAAACTACCAAACTTGCACTACCTTATAGATCTTCTAATAAGGCGCTTGTGTGCGCAGCGCATGGATAGTCTTTGACCGGACTCTTCGTCGATTCTGATAAGTAAAACTCGCGTATATTAATTAGTGGCTTGATACGTTGTATCTGCCATCTCGAGTTAAGCCTATTGATCTTGTCGTTCAGCCGTCGTTGTAACGAGCTGAAGTACTCGGCTTTATGCTGGGCCGCAAACCTGAGGGCCATTTCGCAGTTGACTCGCGTCGCCTCGAAAGGGTCATCACTTTTGTGTACCCATTGGTATATATCATTCAAAACTTCTAAATCCAGTGGTGCTCTCCAGGTGGCACCTTCCCTTCGGAAACCTCTCTTCAAGTAAGATATCTCTTCGATCGTCTTATATCTAAAATTCGTTCCATTTTTATCCCCAGTTGTAACAGTCATTCCAAGTTCCTCAATTATCGGCAAGATATTTTCGCCGCAAAACCAAGCAAATTCACCACTCACGTTCTTAATCACATCATCGCCATACACAGCGAGCTCAACATTCTCAAAATATGCCTCAGGCGTATACCCAAGATCACCATAATGATTCATGTACAGAAATACATAAAGCATTATTAAGTCGTTAATAAAACTATTAAGCTCAGCCGTTATCGCACAACCACTACTCGTTCCTGTTGTCTTCAAAACAAGCGAATTGCGAGCTATGATATAATTATAAACCAATTCGTGAATCAAAACTCTTCTAGCTTTTCCAACATCAGAATCATCATCGTCACCATACCAGTTGTTAACCACTCTAACAAAAGAGAAGAAAAATTCTGGATGCAACATGGTATCCCAATGTTTATAATCAAAATCCTCATACATACTATCACCAACCCGAGACAGCCTCATCTGCAGCATCGTCCAATCCGAATCCGGATTTATGCCTACACTACTTGATCTTTCACAGCAGGTGGCATGCATTGCCGCTACAAAGGCTCCAAAATACCTACGAACCAACAGATTATAATCCATCGGCATACAGACAAACACTCTAGTCTTACCCAAAGCGATCTTTTCCTTTGGTCGGGTCTCATCCTTCAAACATGCATAGGACACTGATGGTATTCGTATCCCTTGCAAAGCCCTATCCTCACGCCTAAGCACAACACTGCGCAAGCTATCTTTCATTGTATATTCTTTCTTTCCATTTTCCAATATATGCTCCACGAACCATTGTCTCTTTCCATTTTCTCCTTTCGGATCCATTTCAATAACCCAAGGATAGCCAGGTGAAGTCGTGATATCAAGTTGTTTAAGATAATCACCAACTCCATTGACCATTTCATATTCCGTGAGAAGTCTTCTCTTCACGCCCACAGGACACATACCGCCATAATGACTTTTCATCACTTCCGTCGCGTATTCAAGTATTCCTCGATCTACACGACCCATAATCTCATCATACGCGGACATATTCCTATAGACCAAGTTCTGACCTCTCAGTTCTCCCAATCTCGGGTCACTCTCATCAAGTATGGCCGTGTCTCTTGTACATTCCTCTCTCACATGTATAACAGAAGGTACTATAGCGCTTTTCTTCGACTGCCGTATGGCATGCCTGCTGTCAACCTTCGCGATATTAATCACTCCAGCGCCACCAAACACACCATTAGGCGATAATTCTCCGCGAACAATCTCATTTATCTCCTCAAACGAAGGCACTTCAACACTCTTCAAAGGAATCAATTTTTCAATCTCATCCCTATTGAGTGGCAAAAAGCCGGATAAAGCCGAACCACCGGGGTTCCAAACCCCGAAGTGTAATCCCAAGATCTTACAAGGGAGTTGTTTATCAATACCGACCAATAATGATCCGCACTGACCATGGCTCAAATCCAAGGGAGTAATCCAATTCTCACGTCCTTCATACTCGATATCTTTCACACTATAATTTGATGTTTTCTGATATGTAGACACTAACTTTTCAAAAACAGTAAGCCTAGGCAAACTGGTTATCACACGTGTCAACATCTGACGCGATCTTACTTGCGTCCCTACAT